ATAAGAAGTGAAAGATAAAAAAATAAAAGTAGGAGATTGGGTTATTATAAGGAAGGTGGGAATCAACGGTCCTTATAGAATAATTGAAATTATCGATGACCTTTATGTATGTGAGCAAGACGATGACGGTTATAAACACAAAATAAAAGTAACAGAAAGCCAGATAAAAAAGTTATGAATTTTAAATACGAAATAATGAGGTATTATTATGATAAGTACTATATTTGATATTCCAGATTTAGTAGATAAAGAGGTGAGTGAAATAGATAAATATATAGATGTGATATCCAAAGAATGGACAGATCCATTACCACCACCTATCGTGGAAGAATACGAGGGATTCCAAGTTGTAAGGGAAGACTTAATCAATGGTAGTTCTAAAGTTAGAGCAAGTGATTATTTAGTCAGTACTTTAAATGGTATTGATGAATTAGTTTATGGGAGTTGTCCTGCAACTGGACATGCTCAGATAGCATTATCTGTACTAGCAAAACGATATGGAAAGAAAGCTGTTGTGTTTATGGCGGAAAGGTCGTTGGATAAATTGACTAAACAACAAAAACACGCAATCAGAGAGGGTGTAGATTTTCGTTGGGTAAAGATGGGAATGTTAAATGTAACTGAAAGTCATGCTAAAAAGTATGCAAATGAAAACGAGGAGAAAAGACTTCTTGTTCCAATAGGAGTAGACCATCCCGCAGTTGTCGCTGGTTATGCTGTTATTGCTAGACGAATGGGAATACAACCAAAAGAAGTTTGGACAGTAGGTTCAAGTGGTACTCTTACGAGAGGATTACAACAAGGATGGCCTGATGCAGATTTTCATTGTGTTGCAGTTGGACATAAAGGTGATTACGGAAGAGCTAAGGTTTATCAATGTCCATTAACATTTCCACAAAATGTTAAGAAAGAAGATGCTCCACCATTTCCATCGGTTAGTAATTATGATGCAAAGGCATGGAAATATATGAGAGAACATGCTTCAGAGGGAGCATTATTTTGGAATGTAAGTGGGTGATGATATGAAACAAACAGGTTTAAATAGAGAAATGTTGACATATATGTATGGTGATAATGTCAATTTATTTGAAAAAACAAAACCAGATAAGGGTAGTGGCGAACCTCGAAAGATGAAAAGAATATTAGTTTGGCCTAATATTACATTTGATATAGAACAATTAGAAAAAGACTCTTATGTTCAGACTATACATAAAATGATTGGTGGACTAAACAAAGTAAGAAATGATTTGTGGTGGGAGTTGGTTTTACCTCTAACTTCAAATGACTTTAAGTTTTTTGATGAGTATGAGAATGTTGATGTAGTTCAAGTAAAATGGCCGCAAAACATTCAAACTACAAGAGGTCATTTTGATAAATTTTCTCTTAATACATCTTTTGTAAAGAAAGATACTGATAAAGAAGGTAGACTTGCTTCTGCTCATGATGGAATAGAGTACAAGATACGAAGAGAAAGAAATACTACGATAGGTAAAACACAAGATACTGATTTTAACATACATTGGAAGTATTATGAAGACGAGGTTAATTGGAACTTCAAAGACATTGATTTGATATTTAGTCATTTACCAGAAACTACTTGGAATCTAGCAAATTATCTTGGTAATGAGTGGCACCACATTCCACCGGTATTAGGTTACTGTCATTGGTTTGATGTGCCAGAGGTTTGTAACTGGCAATATCCAGCATTTATGAGAGAGTGTGAGGGTATATCTTTGATGAAAAAGTGTTATGTAAATACTGAGTCTCAAAAGAAATTGGTATTGAAAAATGCCGAGAAACAATTTAGTGATGAGTTTGTTAAAAAATTAAACAGAACTATAGAACCATATCATTTGCCTGTTTTGGATTCAGAGGTTATGGATGAAATAAAGAAACCATTTAAGGATGGTTTGGGGACACAGATTATAGTTTTTAATCATAGAACTAAAACTTACAAAGACTTTAAGAATTTTATATTAAAAATATGTGATCCTCTGTGGAGTAAAAGACAAGATTTTAAAGTTTGGATACCATTGTTGGACTTGGCTCAAATGAAAGAAATGGGTGATATGTCTTGGCAAGATAGGTTAGTTAAGAATGGTGGATATATAGATGACACTAAATTTGATGATAAAGAATCATATCATTCTTATCTAAGTAAATGTAAAGTTGGTTATTCACCACCTCAGAAATATAATGGATGGTCTGTTGCGACAACTGATGGAATGATGAGTGGTTGTCCTTTTATTATGTTTGACGCTGATTATTATCACGAGTTAAATCCTACTGCTGACTACTTTACGGGCTATGACTATGCTATCAAACTATTGGAAAAGTATTTAGATGATGATAAGTACAGAGATGAGAAGGCACAAGAATCGTTAGATTATGTAAGAGAGAAATTAACTTGGTCTACTGCTATAAAAAGATTGTCAGAAGATATTGACGAAGTGATAGAGTCTACACCATCTGCTAATCCTAACGGTGATGGTATGAGAAAATTACTTGATGATTTAAAAGACAAAGGTACTATGACCAAAAGAGAATTGATAACTCAGAGATGGGGTTCTGGCATTAAGTTCACGCCCTATCGTAGAGCATTAATGGAGCATCCAAATGTCATGGATACACATCAAAGAATATCAACTTATCAATGGGTTGAAGAAAATAAAAAATAATGCTTGTTTATTTACTTAAAAAGTGTTATATTATATTAATTAAAACAATCTATAACAGATGAGACTTTGGTCTTGTTATAGATTTATGAGTCAAATAATAAAGTCGTAATGCGACATAGGAGAATAAAATGACTGTAATAAATAAAGGTAAACGAACTGTCCTTACAACAAAAAGTTCAAATCCTTCTAAACCAATCAAGATAACTTGGTCAGGTTTTCATTCAGAGGGGAAAGTATCTTATACCAAATTAACTGCAGCTAAAGAACTTACTAACAATGTTCTTGTAAATAATGGTTTTGGTCGTAAGGTAAAAGTGCAAATGATATTTGATACATCTAATAAAAGACTGTATTTTACCGATGACTTTATAGGATTTACAAATCCTATGGAGAATTTAGGAAACGCTATGAATTTAGGAATGTCCTTTCCAACACCGGCTATTTTAAGTGAACACGGCCGTGGTATGAAAACTGCTATAAATTGGTGGGGAAAGTTATGTGAAATAAAAACATCGAATGATGGGTTTGATTTTTATTCATTGACACCGGATTACAATAGTGAATTTGCTTCATTTTTTACTAACAAATCCACGCCTATTATGTGGTACAATACTGATGATAAAGATTGGCATGAACCAACCGATAAAACTGGCACACAAATAATTATAGAATTACCAGACGCTCAAATTGCTAGAAACGCCGGTTGGTTTAAGAACCTTAAAAAAGGTCTTGAAGCAACTTATCGTTCTTATATTGGAGATACTTTAGATATTGATATAGTTTGGTTGGAGAATGATAAACCTAAAGGATTTTGGTCTGTCGAAAAAAGAGATATCATATATTCGTCTACAAGAGCTGTAGAGGATGGTAAAATTGATCCTAAAACAAATAAACCATACACTTACTTAGGTTCAGAAAAACTGTTGGGTCCAGATACTTTGGAAACAGAAGGTCTTTATGTTCACGATAATTACACCAAAGAAAAGACTGGTATAAAGATATATTACAAAATTGGATATATAGCAAATCCAAAGAATATGACTCAGTATTATAATGAAACTAAAAATCCAAAATATAATTTTGACATAGAAAACTTTAAGGAAAATCCCTTTTCTTATGGCTCTGATTATATGGGTTTGAGTTATGCCAAAGAAGATGTTCCGATTAAATTTGGTAATTTCCAACATAAAAGTCGTGGTGAAGCGATGTTTGGGTTTTTGGATATCATAAGTGGTCAGATAGGGACTACTAAAACCAAAGACGACATTGTTCGCACAGAGGCTGTTGAGAGATTTGAGAAAGATTTTCAAAAATTTTTAGATGACAACGACATATATGTTCGTAGTATGGCTCAAAACCCAAAGATTAGTGAAGCTGAAATGGAAGAAAAACTTCTTAAAAAACTAAGAAAATCTTCAAAGTTAAGGAAGTATTTAAGTCTTACTACAAGGGACTTCGAGAGTCAATATGCTTTACATTCTGGTATACCTGACATTGTACCAATAGATGAGAATACCAATAAACCAACCGAGATGATTATCGAGTTAAAGAAAGAAAGTTCTTTAGGTCGAATTTGGAAAGCTGTTGTTCAAGGTATGGCTTATGGTCTTGAAGTAGGAATTAAGAATATATTGATTGTTGCTATGGATCCTGAAATACCTTCTGATGTTCAAATAAAACTTGACATACTTGAACAACATGGATGGTCTTTTAGGTATGAACAATATCAAAAACTAATGGAGATATAAAATGAAAGAGTTAACACCAGATCAAATACAAGAGAACTGGAATCAACTCATACAACTAATCAACGACAACTTCTCTGGCGAAAGGCTGGAGAAGTTGTTGAAGATGTATGATTACTTTGAAGAAAGAATGTGTATGGCACCTGCAAGTGGTAAACAACATTTTCACAATGCTCACGCTGGTGGGTACGTAGAACACGTTATTCACGTAACCACATCAGCATTGAAGATAAAAGATGTATGGGAACAGAGTGGAGCGACAATTAACTTTACCGATGAAGAATTGATATTTGCTGCTCTGCATCATGACTTAGGTAAGGTTGGAGATTTGGCTGATGATTACTATACACCAAATGATTCGGAGTGGCATAGAAAGAATCAAGGATTGATTTATAAACATAATCCTAACTTACAGTTTATGACCGTAACTGATAGGGCTTTGTTTTTACTTCAGCACTTTGGAATCGTCCTGTCAGACAATGAATACATTGGGTTAAGATTGACAGACGGATTGTATGAAGAAGCAAACAAGAGTTATTACATAGGTTATAGTCCTGAACGAGCATTGAGAAGTAATATCGCCTATATACTTCATCAGGCTGATATGATGGCAACTCACATCGAGTATGACTTTTGGAAACGTGGTGATTATGCTATCAAAGAAGTAAAGAAAGAAGAAGTCAAAGTTAAAACAGAACAATCAAATGCTGCTAATCAGGCATTCAAGGAGTTATTCGGAGAATAATGTACCTACCTTACTTTAATAAGTTTCTAAATCAAGAACCATATCTTCACATTGACGAGAAAGAATGGTCATACATCAAAGATACATTCGAGAAAGATGATGTAAAGGAAAGTCTGGCAAAAGTCGCCATGACTTATCCACCACCATATCAAGAGATAAGTCAAAATGATTGTAGGAAGGATTTCAATAATCTGAAAAAGACTTGGGTTCATGATTTACTAAAAGAAGGTGAGTGGTTTGCTCGTACTGAAACATCGTATGATTGGCCTTTAACTTACAAAGGTTCACAATGGTATATCAAGAGAAACAATAACGGAAACAAATCAAGTAATTTCTTTCAACAAGAAAACAGATGGTCAGTAGATGGAACGATTTCACCAGGTCCATTACGGACTTGGGGTGAAGAGAAATTTATGACTTCATTAATGGGTGCGGCCTATACTTTGAAAATGGAGAAGATTGACAAATCTACATTGAGAACTATGTTAGGGTTGAGAAAATACATTTGTAGTCAATTTAAACCCAACGCGGCCAAGGCTCTGTATGATTATTTCAACGTAAAGAATATATTGGATTTCTCTGCAGGTTGGGGTGATAGGTTGGCTGGTTTTTATGCCAGTATGAATACAGAACTATATGTTGGAGTTGATCCACGTGTGGAGAATCATCCTATATATGAAGAACAAGCTCGATATTATGATAATCATTTAACTTTCTTTGAAACCAAAAAGAAAACTGCATTCCATTGTGATGCCGCCGAGGACTTTAATTTTGACCAATATGAAGATACCTTTGATATCATCTTCACTTCACCACCTTATTTTAATGTGGAGAGATATAGTTACGATGATACACAAAGTTGGGTAAGATATAAAGACATAGATAGTTGGAATAGTCAGTTCTTACATAAGGCGATAGACAATATGTGGCCCACCTTAAAAAGTGGTGGTAAACTATGTATTAATATATCTGATGTAAATGCTGGTTCAAAGGGTGGTAAGAAGTGGCAACAAATATGTGATCCTATGAATGATTTTATTGAAGAATACGGAGATTCAGATTACTTGGGTTGTATAGGTATGGAGATGGCATCAAGACCAAATTGTATTGGTGTTGGAAATGCCGTAGAGTCGGGCGAGAGTAATAGAGAGCCGGAAATGATAAAAAGGTTTGATGGTAAGTTCTGTGAACCAGTTTGGATATGGGAAAAGAAGTAGAAGAACTATTTAAAAAGTTCTATGGTATGGAGCCGTATCTTTTCATTGATGAAGATGAGTGGCAACATATTATCACGACTTACGAGAAAGACGAGGTGGTGGATGAGTTGGCTAAATGCTTACATACATATCCATGTCCAATACCAGAGATTACAGAACAAGAGACATTGAAGAGTCTTAGAAAACTAAAAGGCGTTCAATGGAATGACTTACTGATTAACGATAGTTGGTTTCCACGAAACGAAAGGAAATCAAAATATCCATTAACCGATAAATATTTCAAGAGAGATAACTCTGGTAATAATGCTTCCAATGGATTTCATATTCATAATAGATGGAAAGTTGATTGGACAAGAACACCGAGTGGATGGAGAACATGGCAGACCGTAAAGGGTATCAAGACTATCGTTAGAGCCTTTTGGAGTTTAGAACAAGTATTAACTAAGGTAGATTTACAGAGTATCAGAATGGCAACCACATTGAGAAAATATGTGGCATCACAATTCAAACCAAGTATTGCCAAGGCTTTCTATGACTACTATGGTAGTGAGAATGTATTGGACTTTAGTGCCGGTTGGGGTGATAGGTTAGCTGGATTCTACGTGAGTGAGAAAGGTAAACATTATGTTGGTATTGACCCGAATCTAAATAACCACGATGGATATAGAAAACAAGTTGAGTTCTACAAGAAACACCAATCATTCTTTGAACATGACAGAGAGGTTGATTTAATACCATCTCCAGCAGAGGATGTTGATTTTACTAAATATCATAACCACTTTGATACCGTCTTTACATCACCACCATATTTTGATGTTGAAAGATATACTCACGATGATACACAGAGTTGGGTACGATATAAGAATATTGATAGTTGGAATAAGAACTTCCTACATAAAACATTGGAGAAGATAATACCAACTATTAAATCGGGTGGAATACTTGCTGTCAATATAGCTGATGTATATAATCCAAAGACTAAGGATTATTTTGATATATGTAATCCAATGAATGACTTTATCAAATCACAGGGAATGTTATATCGTGGTTGTATAGGGATGGAGATGACTAAACGATTTAATTCAGGTGGAGCCGGTAATGCCAAAAGTGAATACTTTGAAGAGCATTTAAAAGAAAAAACCAAAGACACAAAGGATGTGGCATTTGGAGAACCAATTTGGGTATGGGAAAAGAAATAAATAATTTGTATTTTCTTACGTAAGAAATATAATGTTAAATATATGAATTCATATTTATAGGTATGAACGGACAAGATAAACAAGATTTAAATGTCATTTTGGAGCAGATGAAACAAGCCGACAAAGATAGAGAACAGATGCACACAGACATTAAATTTATCAAAGAAAATATGTTCAATCCACACGAAGGACTATGGGCCGAAACAAAACTCAATAGTCAATTCAGAGAAAATACAACTAAATGGCGTGGTGCCATTGGTGTTGGTTTCATTGGTCTAATCATAGACA